GTATATGTGCCATTGTATGTGCTGCCACAATTACTAATCACTAATTGCTGACCAGTTACAAAAATGCCTGGATTTGCTAATACTAAAGTTGCTACGTTATTGCTAATAGATGAGCCGACTACTGGGGCATCGTTATGCCATAAATAACCTTGTATTAAATCTTCTGCCGATTGGCAGCACTCTTCTACGGTTGCATCGGTATATAAAGTGCCTATTCCAAGATTTGTGCGTAATTCTTGCATAGTTACCATTGCAGCGGCCATAGTGTCCTCTCTGAAAAGCTCCCTAGGGCTAGGGCTACTAAACCCTAGGGATTATTAAATTAACTAACTTATTAGGTTAGGTTGAAGCGGCGAACGCCACCTTGTACTAATACACCAACAGCCATGTAGCCATATAGTGATGTCTCGATCTCGCCTGATGTTGGGATATTTGTTGACAGACGTAGAATTGGTGACTCGTAAATTGATACTGCTGAAGGTACAACAATAAATGCTGACTCATCAATTACAGTAGATACTGCGTTTGGATCTACGTATAGATCTAAACCAAGTACGTTACCGCGTAGTGAACGTGGTGATGCTTGTCCTGCTGCGTTCATTGGTTGTGATGCTGTGTAAATTGGGCGATCAGTTGTGTCTTTAGCACCAATTAACAAATTCCACTGACCAGTGCCAGCGATGTAAGCAGTTGCTAACTCACCTGTTGCAAGGTATGCAGCTGGTGCTTGCTCTGCTACGTAGGCAATAAGGCCGTTAGATGTTGCTGCTTGTGGGTTGGCTTGTGCGCCACCTGCTGTTAATGCTGCAATTACTGCTGCATCTGTTGCTTTGTTATAAGCACGTGTCATGTTGTCAAGCATCGCTGCAAAGAAGTCTGGAGAGCTGCGCTCTAAAACTTCTAGGCTGTAGCGTTGTAATCCTGCATACTTCTTAACAGTTAAGTTAACGTATGAAGATACGATACCTGTTTCTGATGGTGCGCCTGCTTCTGCAGTCTCTGCAACTGTACCTGATGTAGTGATCTTAGGTACTGAGATTGTCATACCTGCTGCTGGTAATGCACGTGTACCGATTGCATCAACAGCTGGGCGTGATCCAATTAAAGTATCTACTACTGTAGGTACGAATTGTGTTGGATTAAATGCTGGGTTAGTGGTAAAGCTGTCATCTGCAGCAGTTAAATATCTTGCTACATCTGCTTCTGCTTTCATTACCCACTGTGCTGATTCGTGGTTACCTAATTTTGCTTTGATGCTGTGTTCTAGCATGTGAGCTTGTGTCTTAATTGGTGAGCGAGGCTCTGTATAGAATGATGCACTTATTGTTGGGCGTGCAGCCTCTACTGGAGCAACCTCTACCACTGGTACTGCTGTTGGCTCGGTGGTGTTGTCCACTTGTGCCTCACTTTCCGTAGTTGGTTGGATTGTTGCATCCGCTTCGCCTTCGCTAGCGGCAACTTTAGTTACTTGTGCTTCTGTAAATGCTGGTGACTCTACAAGGCTTACTTCTTTCAGCATCGCTTTTGTTACATAAATGTAATCTTTTTTCTGTGATGATTTCATTACTTCTACACCTACAGACATACCAGATATAAGATTTTCTTGTGCAAGCGTCAAAGCGTCTGAGCCTTGCATGCTGGCACTAATTTTAAAGCTAGCGTAAATACCGTCTTCTTCTTCGTTAAATCTTTGCATACGGCCAATAGGCTTATCGTTGCGGTGTTGCATAAGCATCTTAATTTTGCCTGGGTCGCCTACGTCTATTGACCCTTTAGCAAATACGACTTTACCAACACTGGTGTTACCAGGTACTTCAAAAGGCACAATTTTGCCAGCGATAATTCTACGCTCGCCGTCTGCGCTCTCTATTTGGCTATTGAACGTAAGTAACATCGCCACTCTCATTTCCGTTAGGTGTTAGGTCTTCCATTTCCTTTGCTTGCTCTAGGTCTATAAGTCCTAGGGTTAACATCTTCTCTATTGTTTCTAATCTTGCTTTGTCATCTGATCGTAAGAAAGTTTCTGAGATATTAAAGCGCACCGTATGTCCGGCAGCTGTTATATCGTTCATGCTTAATCTATCTTCTATAGCACAGATATAAGGTTGCAGTGAATACGCTACAAACTCTTTACGGCCATCAATTATATTCTGGTAAGTCATGCTGTTGTTCATGTCTGCAGATATGTAATATGCAGGTACGTTCATAGCACGTGCAATTTGTGTGGCCAAGTATTGTGATGCTTCGTTATACATCATATCTTTAGGACTAAAGCCAACAGTCTCATAAGATAATGTGCTAGTTAGGTATGCAGTAGATCTTGATTGACGTGCTGCCTTCCAAGCTGCTAATAATCCTTGTACTTGTGACTCTGGCATATCTGCACCAGTGTTTTTTAAGAATCCTGTTGCCATCGGTGTCTGTGCTGCTACAGCTGCAGCCTTTTCTAAATCTAAGGCACTTTGTATTGTGCGACCTGCTGTTTGTAATACACCTTGTGTTAATCCTTGAAATGTAACTAATGATCCTATGCCTACCATTGGCACTTTTTGTCCGTCTATTGTGTAATAGATAACTTCTGTACCTAATTGATTTAATTGTGCAACTACTCGTGTATTAGCAACCCACTCAAATCGTGATGGTCGTAAATCATCTGCATATACTTCTGTAACGCGCCAATATGCAACTCCATAAAATATTAGACTATCGACAGTCCACGAGATAGTGACGGATCGTGGCTGCCGAATGTCTGGCTGCTCGCACCATAGTGGCGTACCTAATTGTGCGCCTGTAGATTTTTTGTAAAGCTCTAATGGTAAATATCCTATAACACCTTTAATTAAATTAGCGCATCTGTTAACTGCAGGTACTTGTGTTGCAAGTGTGCGATCCATCGGGCCTGCACCAAATGTGTTATAACCAAATCCAATAATGTTATCGCCCATAACGGCAGGGGCGTATTGCGCTTGTACGGTTTTATTATTATTAGTTATACCCAAAGCAGACAATAGACCCATATATATACTTTATACCATAAATAGGACTTATGGTGCAAGTTAGACAAATATTTGCGCGGTTTGTTGTGGGCGTGTCAACTGGCTCACGACCATAGCCAAAGATATTGCAGCTGTGACGTCGCCTGCAGATTTTCTACGTATTATGCGCCATCCTGCATCGCTAGTCTTAGCAGCACAGTTATTTAAGTGCTGTACTAGATCTGCTTGGCCACTATGCACCATCCTGCCGTTGGCCATAGCATCTGATAGATCCGAGCATGCCTGGTAGAAGGCTTGACCAGATACATCTTGCATGCGCCATCCGCTTTGCTCTAATCGTGTGGCTATTGACTGCGTGGCATACTTGTCAAAGCAAATTATATGTGGATGGTACTTACGTGCCCACTCATTTACATCACTTGCCATCTTAACCTCATCTATTGCAATATCACTATGCCATAGCTGTGCAAGTCCGACTGCTATCTTGCCGTCTTTCATTTGACCCATAATGAGCGCACCTGATCTGCGTGTAGGTGCAATATCAAAAGCCATTATAGTCATTGGCCCGACAGGGATCTCTAACGTACTGTCGCTGCATGCTTCTATACTTCCATACACCCAAGGGCTGACTGCGCTATCTACCCACTGGCATAACATCTCTGTTCGTGTAGCTTCTATGCTGTTTGTGTTTACAGCTTCTTCTAGTGTCTCTTCTGTTACAAAATATCCCAGTGCCGGATTAGCCATTGCCCATGCTTTGCGATCATTTATTTTGCAGTGCTGTGGTGCTGACCATTCATAATAACCCAAAGTAACAGGCGGATAAGATAAAGAACGTTCTCTCAAATCATTAAGCACTGTACTAAACCCATCACCAGCATTACTTGTCATTAAAGTCATTGAGTTAGATCTAGCACGTGTTACTGGTAATGCAGCTGTAAAGGCTTCTTCTGACCATTCACGTAATTCATCCAAATATAAAAAGTCGGCAGTCTTACCACGTGGTGCATCTCGTGTTGCCGCTGCTATCTCATAACGTGCGCCATTAAGTAAACTAATAGATTCTTGACCATTAGCCAGACGTATCTGCCTTACCTGTTTTTTTAAGAAGTCGTTATCTTCTATTGTGTATGCAACTTGTCTAAATGTATCTAATGCCATATTTCTATTGGAAGACATACCCAGCACGTTCTTAGATCCCCATAGGAAGAGATGCGACAGGATAAGCATACGTGCAAGGTGAGTCTTTCCGGATTGTCTGCTAACCAGAATTAAGCCACTCTTCTTTACCCACATATCTTTATCATCAATAGATAACAGATCATCTAGCACCCAGCGTTGCCAGGGTATGAGCGGCATGCCAATTTTTACAGCTAAATCTGCTACCTCTTGTGATTTAGATAAACCTTTTAATAAAGGCGTGTGGATTCTAGGCTCAGTGCTGCCAATTAGCCCGACCCCTCGTGGCGTCTG